TTTTCCCTTCAGATTGACCCGAGCAGCGCAGTCGTTACAGACAGCCTCCAAACGACGCGAAGGAGGTGAGCGGTCACAATGAGTTTAGAGTCTGTTTTCAAACTATCCCTTGTCATGAACATGGTCGACAACCTCTCCGGGCCCCTGGCAAGCGTCGCCTCCCGGGTGGGGGCCGACGTGTCCAAGATGGACGCCCTGGGCGCGAGCTTCGGCAGTATCGCGAAGTCGGGGGCGGTCATGCAGGAAGCGGGCACACAGATCGCCGGGGCCGTCCTCGCTCCGGTCGAGGCCACCTTTGAAACGCGCCGGGCGATCGGCGAGCTCGCCTCCCTGGGAGTCCAAGATCTCGGGGCAATCGAGGACGCGGCCCGGAGCTTCTCCGACCAATGGGCCGGGACGACGAAGGCCGACTTCATAAGCGCGGCCTATGACATCAAGAGCGGCATTGCCACTCTCTCCGACGAAGGCGTCGCTCAGTTCACGGAACTCTCAGGCCTCACCGCGAAAGCGACAAAGTCCACGGTCGGGGAAATGACCTCTCTCTTTGCTACAGGCTACGGCATCTATAAGGGCTACTACGACGGCCTCACAGACCTTGAGTTCGGCGAGATGTTCTCGGCGGGCATCGCCCGGTCGGTGCAGCAGTTCAAGACGGACGGCTCGCAAATGGCGAGCGCCATCCGGACCCTCGGCGCGTCGGCAACGACGTCGAACGTCCCCCTCGAGGAGCAGCTCTCCATCCTCGGTATGCTACAGGCTACCATGAGCGGCAGCGAGGCGGGCACGAAGTACAAAGCGTTCCTGCGATCGGCGACGAAGGGCGGCGAGGCCCTGGGTCTGTCCTTCACAGACGCGAACAATCAACTCCTGTCTATGCCTGAAATTCTGGACTTGCTTCGGGGAAAGTTCGGCGAAACCATGGACGCCGCCGAGAAAATGGAGCTGCAAAAAGCCTTCGGGGATACCGAGGCCGTGGCCCTCATAGACCTCCTTTACAGCAAGACGGGCGATTTACAGAGCAACATCCTTGATATGTATGATACCCTCGGCTCCGGGACAGGCGTCGCTGCCGGGATGGCGAACGCGATCAATGAGACCGAGCCGGAGCGGTTCGAGCGCCTCACGCAGCGCATCCAGAACGTCAAGGAGTCCATCGGGAACTCGCTGCTCCCCACAGTCAACGACCTCATGAGCAAGGGCGAGGTCGTTCTCGCAAAAGTCGCGTCATGGATAGAGGAAAATCAAGAGCTTGTCAAGGTCATCATGCTCACGGTCCTTGCAGTCGGCGGTTTTCTCACTGTGGCGGGCACGATCGCCGTCGTGGTCGGCGGCGCGGGCCTCGCGATCACGAAGGCCGTCTCGGCCTTCAAGATGATCAAGGCGGGTTTTGGGATAGCAAAGGCGGCGCTCTCGCCGCTCATAGGAAGCGTTTGGAGCTTCACGGCGGCGCTCCTGGCGAACCCGGTCACATGGGTCGTCATCGGCATCGCGGCCCTCATAGCGGCGATCGTGCTGCTCTATAACAAATGCGAATGGTTCCGAAACCTCGTCAACAATATCCCTGGATTTTTCAGGGAGAAGCTCGGAGCAGCCCTCGAGACGGCGAAGGCCGTCTTCCCCGGCATCGGCAACGTGATCGGCTTCGTCATGGGCGCGGCCTGTGACACCGTCGCGGAGAAGCTCGATAATATGCGTACCGCCTACGAGACCCACGGCGGGGGCATACGGGGCACAGCCGCCGCCACAATCGAGGGCGTGAAAGGCATCTACACGGCGGGCTTTACCTTCCTGGACAATCTCACAGGCGGGAAGCTCACCGCGATCAGGGAGAAGTTCGTCTCCAGCGTCACGAATATCGCCTCCGGCGTCCGGGAGCGGTTCGAGTCCGTGAAGACGGCCTTCTCCAACGGTATCAACACGGTCCAAAGTACCGTTACAGGGACCGTCTCCTGGTTCTTTGATTCCGGGAGGAAGGTCGTCTCCACTTTCGCAAACGGCATCAAGTCGGCGTTCACGGGCGCGGTCGACGCGGTCAAGGGGGGCTTGCAGCGCATCCGAAATATGCTTCCCTTCTCCGACGCGAAGGAAGGACCGCTCTCGACCTTGACCCTCTCGGGTCAGAGGACGATGACGACCTACGCCTCCGGAATTGAGAAGGCCGTGAACAGCCCGGCCCAGGCCATTGAGAAGGGCCTCGGCACAGCGAACAATGAGCTCGAGAAGGCCACGCTCAACCCGGCAATCAAGCCCATTCAAAACAACGCAGTACAGACGGCGGCGACCGAGAGGCCGAAGCCGACCATTGAACGGGAGCCCGTGAAGAAGGTTTCCCTCTCCAACAAAAAGGAAAGCAGGGAGAACAAGGGCAGCAGCTCCGGCGAAGGAAACGACGCGAAGCAGATCGTCATTCAAAAAGTGCTTATTCCTGTTGACCTCAAGAATATCAAAGACTTGCAGCAGCTCCTCAAAATACTCCAGGAGGTCGAAGACTTTGCCAACGCCAACGGCAGCGAGGAGACGGCAGACGACCCGGACGCCGTCCCCGCCATGACATAAGGAAAGGGAGGACACGCTATGATCTATGTTGAAGACCAGCTTATCAAAGTGAACGGCGTCGTCCTCCCCGGCCTTGTCAAAAGCATCGAAGTGAAGGAGTCCGCACTTATTGACGAACAGGAAGTTGAGGGCAGCGCCGTAAAGCCGAAGCAGGCGGTCGGCTATGAGGACGCGAAAATCATCGTCGAGCTTATTCTCGACGATACCCCTGTGAGAACAAAATATGAGGCGCTTGAGACGGTTCGGTCTATATTCCGAAAGCCGGGGCAGACCGTCCCGCAGCCTATCCCAATTCTCAGCGAAGACACAGCAAAGCACGGCATCGACAAGGTGCTTTTCAAGGGCTTCTCGCACAAGACCGAGACAAAGAAGGAGCAGATTACCGTCTCCCTCGAGTTTTGGGAGTACATCCCGCAGACCATCAAAGCATCGAAAGCGGGCAGCTCCTCGGGACGTTCTTCCGGAAGCTCCTCCGGCAGTACCTCGGGGAGCGCAGCCCCGAGCGGCCTCTCCGCTGGCTACTCGAGCTACCTCGAGGCGAGCCGGGGCAAGCCGCCCGCGAGCGACGAAGTCACCGAGGCCGCGGGCTCCGGCTTGCAGAAGATCTCCGCAATGCCATTCTGAGAAGGAGACGGTCGAGACATGGAAACGCTTGAATTATTCTATCCGCAGATCGCCGTCCGGGCCGGGCCCTACACGCTGGACGCGGGCATCAGGTTCGAGATATTCTCCGCCAAATCCTCCTATTTTGACTGGGCGAAGATACGGTTCACCGAGCAGTTTCAGCCGGAGATCAGCCTCGCCCGAAAGGACGCCGCCGCGATCGAGCTCGGCTACAGCGGCGTCATGGAGGAGGTCTTCTCCGGCTTTGTGGCCCGGCCCTATAACTACGGCGGCGGGGCGGACGAGATCACCCTCAAAGATGGGATGCTGCTCCTCGAGGACACGCGGATCAACAACACCTTCCTAGACGCCACTCCGCAAGAGGTCGTTTCCTACGTCCTCGCCAAGGCAGGGGTCTTGAAGAAGAAGCTCAACGCGCAGGACTTCCCCACGCGGAAGAATCTCCCCATCCGGCAGATGTCCGGCGTCCAGGCGATCAACGCCGTCAATGCGGCCTGGAACCTCAAAAAGCGGTTCTTTTTCTCGGACGGCGTTTTCTACTGGGGGGAGAAGCCCGAGCAGCAAAAGGTCTATACGTTCGAGTATGGCGTCAATATCATTCACCTCACCCGGTTCGGGGGCACATGGGAACTTGAGACAGTCTCCGCACCGTTCGTCCGGCACTCCCACAAGATCAACATCATACACCCGAAGATCAGCGGGGAGCAGGAGGTTACGAAGGTCGTCTCGTCCACCAACGACGACGGCTTCATCCGTACAAAGATTTATTTCTAAGAAAGGGGGCGAGATCATGCTGGAGGAGATGGTGAGGGCGGTCTTCAATAAGGTTATAGCCCAGGACTACGCCCACCTCAAGACGCCCGCCGCGCTCTATGCCGTCGTCACGAAGGCGGAGCAGCTCGCCGAGACATTCTCCTACGACGATCTCATCATCCACAACGACGAGACGGGCACGCGCTACCGGGGGCACATCACCGCCCACTGGTATGAGTACACGCTCCAAGCCGTTGACCGATGGGGGAACGACGACACTTCCTTTCCTGCCTTCCCCGACGTCCGCTCCCGGATACAGCTCAGGACCGGGGCCTATGTCTCCGTCGCTATGGCCTACGGAGACACCCCGGCGATCATTCGGGAGGTAAAGCTATGACGGGACTCCATGACACAGACATCCGCCTTTCGGACGAGTGGCGGCTCACACAGGCGGCAGACGGCGACGCCCCGCTATGCTCCGGCCTCGAATGCCTCTATCAGAACATCGCCCTTGAGGCGCTTACGCAGCCGGGCGACCTTTTCTATGACCCGTCCTTCGGATGGGGCCTTTATGACTTCATCCAGTCCGAGGACGACGAACTCACCCGTCTTGAGATTGCGCAGCGGGCCCGGGTCGGATTGCAGCGGCGCGAGGCCATTCTCCCTGAGAGCATCCAGATCGAGGTCGGCTTCGAGGACGACGCCTTCCTGCTTCGCTGCTCCTTCCAGTTCGACGAGGAGGAAGAAGTCCGGGCGCTCACGGTGATTATTAGCGCGGTCAGCGTGGAGGTGAAAGACTTATGATTGCAAAAGATATCTTAGATGAGGTCATTCCTGTTCCGGAGTTGGAGGACCTGCGGGATAAGACCGTAGCGGAACTCGCTCAAAAAGGCTTTGTTATCACAAACTTCCATTCCGGCGGTGTGTTTTACACGCTGCTCATGATAGTCCTGCGCCTCAAGATCGAGCTCCTGGAATTGGCTCGGACAGTTCTGAATCAGATGTTCATTTCCCATGCGTCGGGAATCTGGCTGGATTTAAAAGCGGCAGACTACTCAAAAAAGCGCAAGGCGGCGCAGAAGGCGCGGGGCTATGTCACCGTTTTCCGTCAGGACACAGGCGGCGAGACAGTGAAGATCGCGAAAGGACAGGTATTCAAGACCGAGAAGGACATCAATGGCGAAGAACTGAGGTTCTTTTCGCTGGAGCCCGCCGTGCTGCGGAAGGGGGCCCCCTCAGTGGATATCCTGGTGGAAGCCGAACAGGAGGGGTCCCGATACAATGTTCCCCAGGGTCAGATCACTCGGACGCTCACCTATATTGGGGATGTCAGGATCTCCAATGGCGGGGGATGGCTCGTGCAGGAAGGGAGCGACACGGAGGAGGACGAGAGCCTTCGGGCCCGCTGCCTGCGCTCCTGGGCGGAGCTGGCGATTGTGCCGCTCAAGGATACTTATATCAACGTGTGTGAGGCCGTTCCCGGCGTGCTCTATGCCAATGTCAACGACCAGCATCCCCGCGGGCAAGGAACGGTGGATATCATCATCACCTCGGAGGCTGGGGCCGCTGGAGAGGAACTGCTGGAGAAATGCCGGAGCGTCTGCGAAGAGATTCGAGAGCCGGATACGGATATTCTGGTAAAGAGCGCTGAAGTCATAATCCAGCCGATTGCTCTCACGGTCACGATCTCCCGGCTGTCCAATCAGGACGGACTCCCCGAACGTATTCAATCGAGCATCTTCAGCCTGCTCAACCTGCGCGGACACCGGAAACTCAACGAGCTTACCCACGCGGATATCATCCATAAGGTCAAGACCGATATCCCTGAGATTCGGAATGTGACGGTGACAACTCCTCCTGCGGACGTCTTCTTGGACCCGGGCAAAGTGATTCTGCCTGGTGAGATCACGGTCACGACAACGGGGGTATAGCCATGACACGGCACTTTGGAGAATATATGTTTGATCTTCTGTTCGGCCCCTTGAAAAGAGGCGTTCGGAAGGCTAATCAATTTTTCATTTTTTGTAAAGCAGCCGGTCAGAGCTTCGAGGACGTCAAAGCGGCCTTCTTGCGGACACGGGATGAAAGCAGCGCTGCAAGCTGCTCCGAGGCCATGCTCCCAGTCCATGGCGGCGAGCGGGATATGTTTCGCCTGAAGGGCGAAACGTTGGAGAACTACCGGACCCGGCTCATGCTTAAAGGCGCGATCTCCGAAATGGCGGGTCTCAACAGCGGTATCCGCTATCTTGCGCAGGCGTTTGGTTATCGGGACGTAGTGATAGAACCTGGCGAGAAGCCGGAGCATTGGGCGGAGGCCACAGTATGGCTTATTGGCGGAGATATCGTCTTGGATGGCCGGGATCTGCTGCTTGAGGAAATGAACAGGATCAAACCAGCCAGAACGCTGCTCCATCTGGAAAAGGAACAGCGGTATCAAGCGCCGCTGTTATTTGCCGCCGCAAAAGCGATCGGAAGACAAATGACGATCAGACAGGAGTAAAATATGCCATTTACGAGATTGAAACTTACAACCTTCGGCGCCTCCATCGAGGCAAAGGGGCATCAAAGAAAGCCGATTCATTTTACCCGCGTCGCCATTGGCGACGGACTCCTTGGGAACGGGTCGATGATTAACAGGACAGCGCTTATCAGCGAACGGCACTCTATGCAGATTGACGGGATCATCGCTACGGACGACGCCAGACAAAGCGCGGTGATTGCGACGCTGGATAATCGGGATCTCACCGAGGGCTTTGCCTACCGGGAGCTGGCGCTTATGGCAAAAGATCCGGATACCGGGATAGAAGGTGTATACCTTTACGACAACGCCGGTCCGGAGTGTGAGTTCTTGGATACGCAGGAAAATGGTACGCTCATCTATGAGCGGATTAAAATTCTGATCCGTGTGGAAGGGATTGAAAGCATCACCTTCGATACCTCCGGGAACCTCCTGTACATGACGGCGGAAGAGGTGATGGAACTCCTTAAAAACAAGGCTGACCTCGGAACTAATAGAATCATCCTTTCGAATCAGCTGCCGGAGATGGATTTTGCGCCCTCCGTCCACGCCGCCCGGCATGGCGCGAAGGGGAGCGATCCCATTACGCCGGGGGCCATCGGCGCGGCTCCGGCCAGCCACAAGCACACCAAGGCTCAGATCACGGATTTTCCCGCGTCAATGCCCGCAAGCGATGTCCCCGCGTGGGCAAAGGCGGCCAAAAAGCCGGGCTATTCCTGGGGCGAGATCACCGGCAAGCCCTCCTCGTTTGCACCGGCGGGACACAACCACGCCGCGAGCGCGGTCAACTCCGGGGTCTTTGACGCCGCCCGCATTCCCAATCTGCCCGCCGGTAAGATCACCTCCGGAACGCTGCCCGTCGGTCGGGGCGGCACGGGCGTTACCACTTTGGCCGCCCTTGCGGCGGCTTTGCAGAGCAGCGGCGGTATGTGCAAGATCCAGACGGGCAGCTACGTGGGGACAGGCGCCTTCGGGGCTTCTAATCCGTGCAGTTTAACGTTCCTTTTCCCGCCTAAGGCCGTCTGGATCACAGTCTCGGGAGACTTAACCCATGTAAAGCAAGTAATCAGCCATACATGGATCCGAGGGGATCCGTTTGGCTATGTATATACTTTCTACAATAATGGCTCTGCGCGCTGCAATCTCACGTGGAGCGGGAATACGCTTTCCTGGTACGGCCAAGGCTACGCTACCGGCATTGACACAGCGGGCATCCAGATGAATACGGCGGGCTATGGGTATTATTATGCCGCCATCGGCTAAGCCCCGGTTTTTCCTTGCGGATCAAGGCATACCGCGGCTCCGGCGGGATCGGACTTTTACCCGATGGCCGTGTAATAGTATCTGACGCCGCTCTCATTCAGCTGAAGCCTGTCGTCGGTAATATTGACAGTTCCCTCCTTATTTCCATACCAGGAAAGGCCGTTTCCGCTCCACGTCAGGATGTTACGCGCTTTTCCGATATTGTCAAAGACATCCACATAACCGGCCGTCATTCCCCGTATCCACGGGTAACTGACTGCGCGATATTTACACGATAAAATTACCTCCGGCGTGATCCAGACGGCCTT